AGACGGGAAGGAGGACGTGGTACTGAAATTTCTACTCTTCCAGGAGGTCAAAACTTGGGGGAAATCACGGATATTGAGTACTTCAAAAAGAAATTATATAGGTCGCTCAATGTACCCCCATCAAGAATGGACGGAGAAGGAGGATTCAATCTGGGAAGATCCTCTGAGATATTAAGAGATGAAGTTAAATTTAGTAAGTTTGTTGGTCGTTTAAGAAAGAGATTCTCTGGTCTATTCATAGACATGCTGAGAACTCAATGCTTACTTAAAAACATTGTTACCACTGAAGATTGGGAAGCAATGAGTGAGCACATTCAGTTTGATTTCTTATACGATAATCACTTTACTGAATTAAAAGAAGCAGAATTAATGAATGAAAGATTGGGTTTACTTGCTACGGTAGAACCTTATGTTGGCAAATACTTCTCACAAGATTATGTAAGACGTAAAGTATTACGTCAAACTGATGAGGAAATACTAGAGCAGGATAAGATAATCAAGAAAGAAATTAAAGATGGAACTATACCTGATCCTGCAGAAATGCAAATAGATCCTGCTACTGGACAACCAATTGCGGGTGGTGATTTAGGTGCTCCTGTTATGGAACCCGAAGTAAATGGAGCAGCTACTGAAGTTAATGCTGCAACAGCAGAGTTAGATGCCAATATAGCAAAACCAAAAGGCGGCGAGATTTAGTGCCTATACCAAAAGATAATAGCAATGACCATCACTTTTCAGTAAATCTTTCTGAGAGTGATGTTAAGTTGCTATATAATGCTTTAAAATTTTACCAAGAAAAAAGACCCATATCAGGAGAAAGACCACCAGAACAACAAGAACCGACTAATCATATAAACTCTATGAAACGTATTTTATTTGCTATGATTATGGAGTCTAATTACCACTCCGTAGATAGTGTATAAATATTAACGGCGACACTATTTTTTTACCATGCCTGAAATATCAAATGAAATTATGGATATGATAATTGCTGATGAATCACCAGCAACAGTTAGTGATAAAATAAAAGATATACTCTTTGCTAAATCTGCAGAGAAAGTTGATGCTGCACGTCCAGAAGTTGCCGCCACTACTTTTGATTCTCCTGCAGAGGAGTCTCCCGAAGAAGAATCCAGTGAAGAAGAACCTTCTATTGAAGCTTCTACGGAAGATTAATTATAAATAAATAAGACAATGAACTTATATCTATAATGTCTGCTCATACACCAGTTGGTATAAACACAGCGATATCGTTTTCAGGAAGTAGTGCTGCTTCAGTTGCTATTTCTCAACAAACAGAATATGTAAGACTTGCTGCACATGGTAATACATGTCATGTAAAGATAAACAGTAGTGATGCAACTCCAGTTGCAAATACAGAAAACTATTTTGTTGTGAATGGTGATCCAGAATGTATTAATATTGGAAAGGTTAGATCACAACCTGTTCAAAAACTTACAAAGGGTTCATCAACTACCATTGAGTTTCAGCAGGGAACTGGATCACAATTCATTGTCGGTGATCGAGTTACACTAACTGCACCTGGTCAAACAGGATTTAACTTCTCTCATAAAGCAGTTACAGCAGTTAATAACAGAGTTAATCCAGATGGAGGTCCAGCAGGTTACAGTAGAATTATTACTGTAGACTATGATTCATCATCTGTCTCTGGTACTTGGAATGAGACATTATTAGGTTCTGATTTGAGGTCATCATTTAAAGTTGCAGTTATTCAGGGTTCTGGAACTGGAACTTTACATGCCCAACAAGTTCAAATTTCATAAGGATATAGATCAATGAAACTCATTAGAGAAGAAATTGAATCAGTAAAATTTATTACTGAGGAAAGAGGTGGCAGAAAAGCACTTTACATTGAGGGAGTTTTCTTACAAGGAAACATAAAAAACCGCAATGGTAGAATGTATCCTATGGAAACTCTTCGTAGAGAAGTTGGTCGTTATAACGAATCCAATGTAACTACTGGTAGAGCACTTGGTGAGTTGGGTCATCCAGATGGTCCTACAGTAAATCTTGATAGAGTTTCACATAAAATTGTTTCATTAAAAGAGAATGGTTCCAACTTTATTGGAAAAGCAAAGATCCTAGACACACCAATGGGTCAGATTGCTAAGTCTCTTATTGGTGAAGGTGTAAAACTTGGCGTATCTTCTCGTGGTATTGGTTCTTTGAAACCGACTAAAGAAGGATTTAATGTTGTCGGTGACGACTTTATGTTAGCAACTGCTGCTGATATAGTTGCTGACCCTTCTGCTCCTGATGCTTTTGTTGAAGGAATTATGGAAGGAAAGGAATGGGTATGGGAAGGAAATACCCTTCGTGAGCGAATTGCTTCCGAAACAAAGAACAAGATTGAGTCACTTGTAACCCAAAAAAGACTCGAAGAACATAAATTAAGTCTTTTTAATGAGTTTATTAATTCATTGTAAATACTGCATTTATAAATAAATATAGATTTTAGTTACAGAAAAAATCGGAGATTACCCAAATGTCTAGTGGCAACGAACTACAAGAAATGGAATCAGGCACGAAGCAATCCAAAACAGCAGTAAATGCTAAGGCACAAGCTGCGGATCCTATGCCAAAACTAACAACAGGTGGAACACCACCTCAAGTTGAGGATCTTGGAGGGCCAACACCTGACAACTACAAGCCTGACGATGATTCAGCAAAATTAAAACCACCAGGTGGTACGCTGAAGCAAGTTAGAGATGTAGTTAATAAAGGTGCAAAACCTGCAGAAGCTGCTAAGGGTATGAAGGAGGAAGAAGAAACTTCCGATGATTCTGTAATTGAAGAGGATCAGGCAACTGCATCTACCGAAGAAGTTGTGGCAGAAGAGCCTCAAACTGAAGAGGAAGTTGTTTCTGAAGAAGAAGCACCTGTTGCAGAAGCACCTGAGTACACAGAGGTTAACATCGAAGATGATGTTAAAGCTCTAGTAGAAGGCGAAGAACTTTCTGAGGAGTTCAAGGAAAAAGCAAAGACAATTCTTGAAGCTGCTGTCAAAGGCAAAGTAGCAGAAATCAAGGAAACTCTCGATGCTGATTACGAGAAGAAACTTCTTGAGGAAGTCGAGGAAATCAAAGGTGCTCTAAATGAGCGTGTTGATTCTTACCTCGAATATGTTGCTGACGAGTGGTTCACTGAGAACCAACTTGCAGTAGAAACTGGTCTTAAGGAAGAACTAACAGAATCCTTTATGACTGGTCTAAAAGGTCTTTTTGAAGAACATTATGTATCACTCCCTGAAGAAAAATATGATGTGCTAGAAAGCATGGTAGAAAAACTAGATGAAATGGAAACAAAACTCAACGAGCAGATTGAGAAAAATGTTTCCCTCAACTCACGCCTAGCTGGTGCTGTTGCTGAAGGAATCGTTGATCAAGTTTCTGAAGGTCTTGCTGACACTCAGAAAGAGAAGCTCGCCACACTTGCCGAAAGTGTAGAGTTTGAAAGTGAGGAATCTTATCGTGACAAGTTGGAGACATTAAAGGAATCTTATTTCCCTACAAAGAAAGTAGCATCTCCAACAGCTAAAACCGAGAGTCTATCAGAAGGAGTGGATACCGCACCTGCTGATGTATCAGGTTCTATGGCTGGATACTTAAACACACTCCGTGGTTTAGCAAAGTAACTGAATTAATTTTTAAACAAACTTTAACTTAAAGGTAACAAGCAAATGTTCCAATCAGAACAGTTGCAGGAAAAGTGGGCACCACTTCTCGAATATGACGGACTTGATCCAATCAAGGACAATCATAGGAAGGCAGTAACCGCAGTCCTGCTAGAAAACCAAGAAAAATTCTTACGTGAGCAAAGTGCATTTGAAAATGGCACTTCAATGCTTACCGAGCAACCTACAAACAACACAGGAACTAACGCATCTCCTGGTGCTGGTACTGGAAACGCTGGTTTCAGTGCTAATGCAACCGCAGGTGGTCCTGTTGCAGGTTTCGACCCAGTTCTAATCTCATTGATTAGACGTGCAATGCCAAACTTGGTCGCATATGACCTTGCTGGTGTTCAGCCAATGAGTGGTCCTACTGGACTAATCTTTGCAATGCGTTCCAGATACAAGAACATGGAAGGTGCAGAGACCTTCTACGATGAGGTTAACTCAGCGTTCTCTGGACAGAACAATTCAAACAACCTAACTAGCGGAACAACAGACGTTAACGCTGGTATGGGTACAACTGGTCAGACAGGTACAAACCCTGCTGTTCTTAACCCAGTTGGTGCTGCTGGTTCTCAAACTGACTATACAACTGGTCAGGGTATGCGTACAGACCACGCTGAAAAGCTTGGAAACGCTACTTCTAATGAGTTCAACCAGATGGCATTCTCAATCGAGAAAGTCACCGTAACAGCGAAGAGCAGAGCTCTAAAAGCTGAGTACTCACTTGAACTTGCTCAAGACTTGAAGGCAATTCATGGTCTTAATGCAGAAGCAGAACTTGCTAACATTCTTAGTACTGAAATACTTGCTGAAATCAACAGAGAAGTTATCAGAACTATCTACAAGACTGCTGAACAGGGTGCTGTACAAAACGTTGCAACTCCAGGTGTATTCGACCTAGACATCGACTCAAACGGAAGATGGTCTGTTGAGAAGTTCAAGGGTCTCCTATTCCAAATCGAGCGTGATGCTAACGCAATCGCACAGAGAACTCGTCGTGGGAAGGGTAACATCATCATGTGTTCTGCAGACGTTGCTTCTGCACTAACCATGGCTGGTGTTCTTGATTACACTCCTGCTCTTAATGCTAACCTTAACGTTGATGACACTGGTAATACATTTGCTGGTACATTACAAGGTAAGTACAGAGTATACATCGACCCATATGCTGCTAACCTAGTTGGTGCTGGTGGTCCTCAAGGTGGTAATCAGTATTACGTTGTTGGTTATAAGGGAACATCTCCTTATGACGCTGGATTATTCTACTGCCCATACGTTCCTCTACAGATGGTTCGTGCGGTTGGAGAG